TAGAGACGGATATTAAGCGGGGTGACGTGTTTCAGCTTCATACTCATAGGTTGATGTGTGGAGACGCTACGCAAGAGGACGACGTAAAAGCACTAATGAATGGTAAGAAAGCTAATTTAGGTTTACATGACCCGCCTTATGGAACGAAGCTCTTTGCAGGAAAGCCAACTCGCTTTTATAGTGGTTCACATTCAACAGGTCATAAACCATCCCAAATTTACGCACCTATAATCGGTGACGAAAATCAAATTGACCCTAAACCTTTATTGGAATTATGCACAACGACCCTTCTTTTTGGTGCAAATTACTTCGCGGATAAATTGCCTTTGTCTCCAGCATGGATTGTGTGGGATAAGCAAACAAACAGTATAAGAAACTTCGGTGATGCTGAGTTAATCTGGACTAATCAAAAAGACACTATTCGCTTAATTACTCATACGTGGCATGGCTTCCGAAAGGGAAATGAAACTGGACAAAAACGCTTGCATCCAGCGCAAAAACCCATAAAACTTCTCTCTGAGTTAATAGAGGAGTATAGTGAGAAAAACCAAACAATATTAGACTTATTTGGTGGTTCAGGCAGCACATTGATTGCTTGTGAACAAACAGGCAGACACTGCTACATGATGGAGATTGACCCACGTTACTGCCAAATCATCATAAACCGTTGGCAACAATACACAGGTAAAAAAGCTGTGAAAATAGGTGAAGTTGAGTAATTTTGACGTACAGCCGAGAAGTAACAAACAAAATCGTGGAATGCTGGGGACTCGGGTTCACAGCAGAAGAAACAGTTACGGTAATAGAAGATTGGAAAGGCATCACGATAGCACTCAACACCGTGTATCGTCACAGACACAGTTTAACCGCACAACAAATCATAGATGAACTTATCCGCAAACAAATGCGTGACATCGCAAAAGAAGAAGATGGCGACTTACGCATGAAATACCGAGATAAATTACTAGCCAAGTTTATTCCTCAACGAATAGAATCAATCAGTCATCAAATAATTGACCAGAATGTGAAGATTGATGCAACAGACGATGAAGACACGATTCTATCCAAAGCAGCTGCAATACTTACCAGAAAGAGAGAATCTCAATCTATTCACTAAACATTTAGGATACATAAACGCACCGTTTCAAAGTGAATGGTATGACTTCCTACAAAACAAGTTTAGTCCTCTCAAAACAAGACCTAAAGCTACTAAAAAATACTTACAGCTCTGGCCACGTGGACACGCAAAAACTACGGGCACCAGTTTCAATTATGTATCATGGATGGTGGGGAAACACCGAGACTTACACGTCAACATTGTCACTAAAACAGCCAGTCTTGCAGAAGAAATCTTGTTAGCTCATATAACAAGGTTTGAAACAGACCCGAAATACATCGCGGTCTTTGGTGATTTGAAGCCTAGTCAACCGAAGAAATGGACTAACCGAGAAATCATAGTTGACCGCACAGAAATCAGTAAAGACCCCACTATTAAAGCTACAGGGTTAATGGGTCCTATTACAGGCGGACGCAGCGACCTAATAATATGCGACGACATTATTGATGAGGAAAACATTCGTACACAGTTGCAACTGGAGAAAGTTAACACTTGGTTTAACAAAGTTTTAATTCCCACCTTATATCCTTGGGGCGCCATTATCGTTATCGGTACACGTTGGAGTTACGCTGACATCTACGCTGAACTCTTAGAGAAATGGCCGCACAGCGTTAAACAAGCTATAGAAACAATAGATGGTGAAGAAACAGATAACGTATTATGGCCTGAATATTGGCCTTATGAAAAACTGGTGGAACGCCGAAACGAAATAGGCACTATAATCTTTAACTGTCAATACCAGAATGACCCAACTACTATGGAAGGTAACAAACTAAAATCTTGGATGTTGCATTCATGGAATGAGCAGCGACCCGACGGAACAGAATATGGTGGTCCCCCATCAAACTGTCAATACTATGCAGCTCTTGATCCCAGTCTAGGTGAAAACGATTATTTCGGCATAGCAATCTTAGCGTATGATCCACCTCACAATCAAGCTTACTTGGTAGATGTACTGGCTGAACATCATCCTTTCCCTGATATTATAAAAACACAAATTCCATTACTTCACAGCCAATATAAATTTCTAAAAATCTATATGGAAACGAATTTTTGGCAGAAACTCCTAATCAACATGCCTGAGCTGCGGGGTTTACCTATTGTTCCTGTGCAGACAGTTAGAAACAAGGAAGAACGTTTTATACCTATGAGTAGTCACTTTGAAAGTAAACGGGTTTTAGTTAATCCGTTGATTAATCTGCGAACACATGAGTTTTGGACGGAATGGGTGCAGTTTCCAAGAGGTCAACATGACGACGCGCTTGACTGTGTTGAAATGGTGGTTACAAAGGTTATGGGCAGCAAGTTTGAGCCGTGGGTGAAGGGAATTAAATGGTGAAAGGAAGATTAGACAAAGGGTTCTCATCTGTTGTCATGACTAAATATCCATTGCCACAATGCTTGCGATGGTGTATCTGGTTTATAGAAACCATATTGTTCTATGATTGGCGATGGGCACGAAACAGAGTCGTAATGTTACTTAATCAGGAGAAAAAACATTGGTGAAACAACCAGAATTAAAATTCAAAGATAAAATAGCTTTACGGCTAGGATTACTCACCAAAACTGTTGTGAAACAACTAATCAATGAACAACAGGCGCAGCGTCGCAGTCCCATACGTGAAGACCTTTACAATCAAATTAACAGAGTCATAGATGTACCTTACAACTATCATTTATTGATGCATTATGCCTGGCAAAACCCAGACATCCGTGAAACGCATGACGCAATCATCCGAGAATGCGTCCGCAACAAATGGGATGTTAAACCTCGTTGGCAAAGCAAATGCCTCTTATGCGGCTCAGAATTTCAAACAGAAAAACCGAAGTGCTCTAAATGTGGAGGCGAAACTCGAGGACCTGATTTGGAACAGAAAGAAATTTTGAAAGCTTTCATTGAAGACCCTAATCCCGACCAAGAAATTAACGATATAATTAAAAGTGTTTTTCGTTACATGTTAGCCGTGGATGATTGGTGGTTAAGCATTCAATACGCGGATTTACAGGCGGATTCTCCTTTAACAGTTTACGTTGAAGACAGCCGTAACATGCGGGTGGTCAGCGATGAAAAAGGACGGTTGGGCAACGGCGAATATTTCTGTCCTAAATGCACTGGAGACGACCCGAACAAAATTTACAAGAAAGGCCAGAAATGCAAGAAACATCCAAAGGTTGAATTGAAGGAAACCGCTTACGTCTATGTTTCAGGACATGATGTGAAGGCACGTTTCGCCAAAGACGAAATACTGCATAGTATGTCTGACCCGCTGCTGCCAAGTCTTTACGGTAACAGTAAACAGATAAGCTGCCTCAAAACTATTCTAAGCATTTTCGCTATGGACCAGTTCAACCTCACCACTTACGGTAAAGGCAAACTTGCACAAATCCTATGTTTTAACGGCATGACGCAGGAACAAGCTAACATTTTAGCGCAGGAAGCACAGAAACAAATAGACACTCAAGAGCTTGATCCACGCACAGGTGAACGAGTATCCTCAATGCTCACTTTATTTTTAGGTGCAACAGAAAAGGGTGTAAGCAACGTGGATGCGATGCCGCCTAGCGAGAAAATGCAGAGTCTTGATTGGCGAAAACTTTGGCGGGGCATCATCCATTCAATCTATGGAGTTCAAGATGTTGTGGCTGGCGGAATGGAGCCGGGTAAAACAGGGCAAAATCCCCGTATGAAGTTGGATGTGAATAACAATATGACAGAGATGTATCAGAAAGCGTTTGCAGATCCTTTTAACAATGTGGTTGTGCCTAAACTAGGCGTGACTGATTGGTTGTTCATGTTTAATCCAGTGGAAGAAAAAGATGAGATGCAGGATGTAACTGTGCTTAACGCAAAACTGGATGCTTTGCAGAAAGCTGTGGATTTAGGTTTAGATGCGGAGTTGACGGATGAAGGAGAAGTTAAGGTTGCAGGGAAACCGTTAACGTTTGAACAGAAAAACCAGATGCGTATGAACCAGCAGACAGTTACGTCTGAACCTGCATCTTTCACGGGTAAGCAGCCGTTTAAGGAGGAAAACGTTTTTGCAACTGAGAAAAGCCGGAAGAAATGGTTAGTGCAGGAAGTGGAGGTGAACCAACATGTTGAATGATAAACAAGTAATGCAGGCCGCGTTGGAGTTTGCCAGGCTTCAGCCTGTTCAGTGGGATGCTTGGCTTAAACAATGGGAACAAGAGCATGCTGAACCAACGGAAACCGTGACTGTTAAATCAGAACCGGAATCAACCGTTACAGTTGAAGAAACAGTGGTTGTGCCAGAACCTAAGAAGCGGAAGGCTGTGGTTAAGAAAGTGAAGGCGACGGACTCATGACTCAAGAAGGAATATACAGCACGGGTAAAAAACTGCTTGAAAAAGAGCTTCAGCCTATTCCTAAAAAACCTAAGCAGGTAACTACGCCTGTGCCTTCCAACTTAGTTGAGAATCAAATGGAAGTGACAATGCTAAATCAGAAGTTAAGGTTGAAACGTGAAGCTCAACAGGAAGTCGTGGACTCCCTTGCTAAAAGTCTTCGCAAAGAGTTGCCCGGGGTTGATGAGGAGTTAAGGCGTCAAATTGCCAGTGTGTTAACTGCTGTTGAAACGTTGAAAACCCGATTTGCTGAGTTGAAGAGTCCGAATTGGGAGTTGGAGCGCGAAGTATTGAAAAAACTAAATGCGAAACTGAATGAGTAGTGTGAATGTTTATTTGATAAGGTGAAAGGATGGCGACTTTTGGAAGATGCAGCGAATCTGGAGCAACCGAATATGGTGCTTCAGACGACCGACTTTATCTTTGCAAAGCTACTCTAGGCGAAAACGGCACCGTCACCCAAATCAGCATTTATGGCAGTGCTGAGTCTGGTTCTATCCACATGAAGGCAGCCATTTACGATGATAGTGGCGGCGAACCAAATGTTCAAAAGGGCGTTTCATCCGAAGTCACCGTTACTACTAATTTGCAATGGTGGGATTTCCCCT